AAAGCTCGTGGCTTACTGCATCTCCCGTGGTTATGACCTGCCTCCCATGTCGTCGCTCTTCGAAAAACGGGAGACATGAAAAAAGGCTCAGTCTTCACCGGGAGCTGAGCCTTAGTTCATCCTCTACTTTTTACAGCGCCTCCCTTAGAGGAAGGGTGCAAATTACGGCTTTGTTCAGACCGCTGGCGCTTGCGAATCATACATCCAAACCAGCAGCTTTGATCGCTGCTTTCTGTTCTTCCGTAAGTTCTTTAGGTTTCTCGACCTTAGCTTCAGGCACTGGGTTCAGTGCTTTACCAGCTACACCAGCTCCAGCAGGCAAGGAAGACAGACCGCCCATCTGCATTCCATCTACGCGCTTGGGGTTTGCTTCGATGAAAGCTTCCTTAAGCGCAGCGATGTCTGCTCCAATAGGAAGCTCAATGAGATTGCTGCCGGAGATATTACTCTTAAGTGCAGCTCCCACCAAGTTTCCACCATCGCCTTCGAGCCACTTCTCAATGTCTTTGACAAGTTGCTCTTCTTCTTTACCTGAGACAGGGCGATCTTTAAACTCCAACACGTTGTAGTTGATCTTACCTTTGTCTTCACCTGTGGTGGGATCAGTCTCGTTAAAGCTCTTTTGCAAGAACCTAGTAGAAGTAACTACTTCCGCGACGTTGATCCTGTTGTTGTAGAGCGTGTGGAAATAAGAGATAAAGTTTTTCTGAGAAGATTTACCACTAATGATGCTAGTAGATACACAACGCTTAGGGAGCAAGCGATGGGTAGGGCTAACACCAATGTAAGCAATACGAATGAACTCCTCGTGAGAACGCATGCCCAGGTTCCCGAAGAACGGAGTAAACCCAAGAAGGATGAACTCAATCGGGATACCATTATCGTTCGAGTCGATGATGGCCTGGTCAGGATCGTTATCGGATTTCCAACGACGAGCCTGAAGATCGACTCGTAAGGTGTGGGGCGGTACTTGACAAAGGATTTCGTCAGCGTCGAATTTTCCAGCGATGTACGGCATGAGTTGGTTGTAGGAAGGTAAAAGAAAGGATCGGGATCAGAACTTAAAGTCAACAGTTCCGAGAGCAGCGGCAGCTACTTTTCCCTTGTCAGGGTCAGCAGCTTTCTTAGGGGTTGGCTTCGAGCCACGTGGCAGATAAAGCACTTTATCCACTGAATAGTTAAGGAATTGCTTGTCCTCCTTTGAAGAACAGGAGACCTTTCCTACTGCGACAGTCGGGGTTCCAGGGGGCAACTCCGAGAGTTGTTTGCTTTTTTCACCCCAGGCTGTCAGTTTGAACCACTGAGTTTCTTGGTCCTCATCCTGCCAAGCGATCGAGCGATTAGTGACAGTGTTGTCTCCAAGCTGGACTTCATCAGCTTTCGGACCCAAACCACCCGTGGCCATAAACATGTTCATAGCAAGGATGTCGTCGAAGGTTTCTCTAGTGACAACCATCATGGGTTTCATTTTGAGACCTTCACCATCTGCAATGGGTTTGGTTGGCCCGATAGCAAGGATGTGGTCGCCCTCCTGAAATTTTTTCAGCTGGTTAGCTACGTAGCTACCCGGTTTGTCCAGGAGTTGGACTTTTGTGGGGATTTTTTTGTCGCTTGAAGGAAGCGCTTCAGTAATAAGATCGACTAGACCTTCCTGCTCTTGGGCAGTGTCTGTGACCCTAAGGCCCAGCATGAAGATGTTCATTGAGATTTCGGTAGACGGTAGATCGGTGTACGTTTAGTGCCTTGGCAATCTGCGAGACAGAAGCGCCTTGGCTATGGAAAGCTAACAGCATTCTCTTGTCCCCGCCAGTCAATTTCGATGCTTTGTCTGTCTTATATGAGAAGTGGTATGGGTTAACACATTCTTTATTATTGCACTCAGTCTTGACAACACTGTCCTTTCTGATATCCATGTAATCGAGTATGAGGTTCCTAAGGTACAAGCGAGAACCAAACGCATACAGCACTGGAGAGCTGTTTGTGTAAGACCCTTCCCACTCGTAACAAACTGAGTGACTGAAGTTACTGTATGCGAGGTCGCAAAAAAGCTTGCTGACTGGATCTTCCACACTTTTATGTTTGTAATCCAGTGTGAAACGCTCCAGCCCAAGTGCGCGACTGATGTCTAGAGCCTGAGCTTGAGCGTGGTTGCTGTCGTTAGCTACAACACCGATCGATCTAGTCTTCTTGTTTCTAAATCCGATCAGTGTGTAATTCTCATTCAACTTCGATTCCGTTCAGGCTCGCTGCTGCTTTCCAGCCAAGACCAAGCTTCTCTTCAGCAAGCATGGATTTGATCATATCTTCTGTGTAGCCCCAAGTACGAGCACGGTTAAGTGCTTCAAGGCCGATAATACCGGGAGTGCCTTTCTCGCCAATAAATGACGACAGTAGAATAGATGAGCCGACTGTCATGACTAATTCAAGAGCTTCGGATTAATCTAACTAGGAGTTAGTTAACGTCAACTCGATGTTTATGTTTAGCAGACGCAGGTCTGCTATTCCAAAACATTGCAGCGAAGACTGTGACCCACATGGTTACTATTGCCGCTAAAAATATTGTCATCGATTGCGAGCGCGTTCTCCAAGTGACATACCAGCACTGACTGCTCTCTGGCGTGCTTCCTCGAATGAGATTCCCTGGTCTCTTGCCATTCGATCGAGTCCAGCTTCACCAATTGACTGACCTGCGTTGTAGTACGTAGGAGCTTGGTTGTACTGGTAGCGGTCTGCGATGCTCTTAGCTGCAGCAGTGGGAGTGGGAGCTGCAGGAGCTGCCGGAGCTGCCGGAGCTGGGGGTTGATAAGCAAAGCTTGCGTCAGCGTTGAGAGATTTCAAAGCTTCAGGTCCGTATTGCATACCCTGCTCCTGAGCAAACTGTCTAATAGCAGTGTCACTCAGACCACGATCGCGCAATCGATTGACTGCGGAAAGACCAATCGCACCTGCAGTGGAACCTCCAGGACCCTCAGGACCACGAGCAGAATCAGTATCAGTATCGATGCCAAGCGTTGTAGCCGCTGTGGGACCAAACTTGATTCCTTCTTGACGTGCCTTCGCGAGAATTTCTTCGTTACCACCGAACCTATCGCCGTAGTAGCCCATATACTCACCGATGCCGCGAGCACCAATGGTGTCCGCTTCACCAGCTTGCTCTCCGATAAACGATCGCAGAGTTCTTTCTAAAAATTTGTCCGCTTTCTTAGGAGGTGTTACTCCAGGAGTAGGACCGGGACCAGGGCCGGGGCCAGGACCAGGACCAGGATCAACTGGGGTAGTGTTGACGGGAGGAAGTGGTGTGCCCAGATACTCAGTAGTGGTTTCTTTATAAGGATTGCTTCCACCTACCTGTGCACCAGGGAAGTTAGCTCCGTAACCCATTACGGTATCCTCTCTGACATATCGAGGATATAGAGCAGAGAAGTACTCATCTGTCCCCGTGGAAGTTACAGCATTACCTGTTCGTCCCGACTGAAAAGGACCAGGATCTACCGTTTCTAGTCCTAATTTTGTATTTGAGCCTTCTTCAGCAGCCACCTGACCAGCAGGTGTGGTTGTACTTGATGCAGCTTGTGGAGTAGCACCACTTGTAGCAGCTTTTACGTCTTGATAACGATCGCCAGCAAAACGATCGATGTCTTGACGAATCTGCTCGTCAGTAGCACCCTCTAATCTGGATGCATTTTCTTGCTCTCTCTGACTGTTCAGTTGATCCGCAATCGTGCTCAGATTGCTGCTGCCAGGTGATGGAGCACTACTAGTTGGACTAGAAGCTACCTGATTAAATGCATTTGAATCAATTGATTCCCGATCTTCTCCTGCCAGCAGTTCCTGCAGAGTTCTAGGAGATCTAGGCCGAGTAGCGCTGGAGGAAGTCATTCCCTAAGTGTCGCCTTTGTTCTCCACTTTAACAGTCTTAATCTGTCCTGACGAAAAACCTTTGCAGGTTGAATCCTGGTCCCACACATCCTTTTAGTACACGCATAACTCTCTTAGCCTCGTCGTGACACCCAAAAGGTTTAGCTTGTTCCTTACCTTGACAATACGCTACTAAGCGTTTCTTTTCATGATTTAACGCATCTGATACGTAGTCTTCGTATCTGGTTATTACCCAGACTTCTTGGAAGCGAAGGAGGGGCATTGACTCTACTTCTTCGCTCGTGTATAAGGTCCCAACATAGGATTTCCTGCTTTTTTGTGTTGTTTTCTTCTTTTTATGTTTAGGAGAGGTAACAGTTGCAGCAGGTTTTTTAGGCGCCGTGGGTTGTTTCTTGACTGAAGGTGACGCAGGTAGTGTTTGTTTAGTGCTATCCCCTAACTCCTTTTTGAGTCTTCTGGCGGCGTTGGCAGCTACCAGAGCTTTAGGGAACGACTCTGATGTAAAAGCAATTCCCTGATCAATCCTGCAGCAACCTACAAAACCAAGCTCTGTTTTAGCGGTAAAGATCTCTTTTTCAAAGGGGATATTGGTGATTTCCACGTGTGGTTTTATGCTGCCATGAGTATACAGATTATTTTGCTTCTGCCCAGTTGTCTCCTGTAGCAGCGTCAGCCAATACTGGAACTTCTTTCAAGATTTTTTCGCCACCTCGTTTCATGCAGTCTTCCAGAATTGCTCTGTAGTGATCAACTTTGTCTTCTTTAGCCTCGATTACAATTTCATCATGAACACAGGCAATAAGCCTGCACTCATCGTTTAAGTGCTCGACAAGGTAAGACAAAGCGATTTTTAGAATGTCAGCTCCAGCTCCTTGAATGATGTTGTTACAGGCAACCATCATCGAGGCGTCGTCGTAACTCAGCAATCTCCTTCTTCCTGTAGCTGTTCTGCTATATGTCCAGCCATCGGAGACTAAATCAGCCATGTTCTTATGCCAGCTCTTTAACGCTGGATAAGCCCTATGGAAAGCTGCGTGTTCCAGTTTAGCTTCCGAGTAGGAGAGAACTGTACCGCTCTGTGCACTGTATGTTCTATATTTTTTATAACCCATTCCGTATAACAAGGCAAAGTTCATAGTTTTCCCACTCTGTCTCTGTTCTTTTGTGACTTCATTGAAGTCGCATTGGTAAATCAGACTTGCAGTAACCGTGTGTAAGTCTTTCCCGTCAAGGAATGCGTTCAGCATTTGCGGGATAGGAATGAGTTCTGCACCTAGACGCAGTTCGATTTGGCTGAAATCACAGACGACAAGTTTGAATCCAGGCGTGGCAACGAAGCACTCTCTGAATGCTTTCTCTCGTGGAACCTGCTGACAGTTTATTGCAAATTCACTTTTGACTTTTGAGGCAGCGACTCGTTTACTGCCTGAACTAGTGAAACGGCCGCTATTACTCCCGTACTGACGATAGCCAGAATGTATACGTCCACTGAGAGGATGAATGTTATCAAGAAGCTTTTGAACGTGCCCAAGCTTCGTTTCGACTTTCGTTCTTTTTCTGTAGAGGAGGAGTGTTTCATCTTGACTATTAAATTCTGCTAGCTCTACCTGAGACAGCGTTGGTTTTCCAGATGTAATACTTCGAGGCGTCTCAATTCCGATTGCGTCGAAGCACTTGAGGACTTGGGCACCGGATCCAGGGTTAAACCCTTTTCGCGCATTCTTTGAGACTGAAATAGCTCCAGATATGTCTCGCGAGAGTTTGGATTCATCTGGCAACCTGCGATCAAGGTCTTCACAAAATAGTGTAGTGAGTTCGTCAAGTTCCTGTTTGATCCTAGCTTCTAATGCTTTCAGCTTAGTGACATCTACATTAAAGCCTGTATATGACATCTTAGCGACAGTGCTGATGATTTTACTCTCCAAACCAAAGACGGGGAGAAGGTTCTCTTCTGTAAGTTCGGCGAGCTGAAGCGATGCAATCTGTGGAAGAATTGCTACGTCACCAGCTGCGTATTCCACCTGTTCAGTGTCGAGTTCTTCCTTCGACCAGTCACTTACCTGCTGACTTTTATCTAACTCAAGGTCAAGTCGTCTTTCTGCTACTGCCTTGAGGCTGTTGGATATGTCTGCAAAATAAGCCTTCTGGATTTTGGGGCTGAATTTCTTTTCTTTAAATCCGGCTCGAAGGCATCTTTCTGCGATCATCGTGCAGAAGATCTTGCCTTTGTAGTCCAGTCCCATATCCAGCAGGAACTGCAAATCAAAGTAGAGGTTGTGCCCAATCAACATTTCCCTGCTCTCGATGAGGGCGAGCAGTTTGCTGGTTACATCCTTGGAAATTTTGAACAAGTCGAAAACATAGACGACACGACTCTCAGCCTTTGGGGATGAGTCGCATAGCTGTACAAGGCGTGGGTGAGCGATCCTTGCATCCAGACCCGTTGTCTCCAGGTCAAGGCAAAGCTTAGAAAAGCTCTCTAGTTCTGTAAGTGCTGCAAGAGCTGCATCGTCAGTGACGATGTAAGAGACAGTGTGATCCATGTGATGCTAATCAGAGCTGGACAAAAAAAAGGAGGCCCCCTCTAACGAAGCCTCCCGAAGCATACCCAAGATTTAGTCTACCGCTGTTTCCAGAAACCACTGATGTAATCGTCACTGTCGTTCCAGTTACGCATCAGAGTCATACCTCCTTTGCTAAGCGCGATTGTATACACATTGCGATGGAGATGGCCTGCGTTATTGTTCTTCTTCTTATCTAGAGCACCGTATGTCTCCTCGCTCTTGATGTTCACCAGACCAACAGTGGCCAGGTACTTAAGACCGTCACGCAGTGCGGTGTAGATCGGGGCGTGGTGGTATTGGCACTGCCCTTTTTTCTGAGGCTTCATGAGAGCAACGAACCCGTGGCGAGTCTTCTCAAAACCTCTGAACAAACGAGGAGAGTCGTCGGGTGAGTTGTTACTGAACTTCTCCATATGGTTTACAACGTCTTCTGCAATCTCGCGGAGTGTGCGACGGTGTCCATCCTCCAGGGAGTTGAGGATCATTGCAGCACCAACGTTCTTCAAAGAGTTCTTGCTCAGAATCTCTTCCATTGACTCAAAAGGATCCTGGTCAATGACCTTGATGTGAAGGACAGATTTTTCACCCGTCTTCCTGTAACTACGTTTCTTAGCCGGGTTGAACTTGCGCCCACCTTCCATTGCCAGCTTGGCTGCCAGCGTGGCTAGACGGGTGTCCTTGTCCTCGACTGCCTGGGCAAAGAGTGCTTTCGAGTCGAGTCCTCGAATATGTTTCTTGAGATCAACCGTGATTGAGATCTCCTCTGTCGTGTGAGACAGAAGAGTTTTCACTTCTTGCTTGTCTAGGTCGAGACTACCTAGCTTGTAATGAATTTGCATTTGAATGGAAGAGCTGCACCTTTATAGGGAAACCAATTCATTGATGCAACAGAGCAGCTCTAACAATCAAATATTTTCCAAGTGCGTGAATGTAGATAGAGCGCATTGTTTATCCTAGACTGCATCTCGTGCGCTATTGAAGTGCAGTCAGACTTCATAAATTTAAGATTCTTCTTTGCTTCCACTACGTCGCTACAACCAATCGTGTCTTCCAAAGCCACGCTGAGGGGTAGAGCTACTTCTCTAGCGTTTCCTTTGTCTGTCGTGTAAATGAGAATATTAAAAGTGTGAAGATGTGGGAAGTAAGAGAGCTTCGCGTCTTTGGCTTCGAAGACAGCGACGTTTGGATGTCGGTCGGGATCAAACAGCTCAGCAATGATGATGTCAGAAATCCATTCAAGGAGGGTCATCGGAACTTCCTGAAGTGTTTTGTATTTAGCTGCAATCGTTAGCACGTCTTTTAGTGCTTCAGCCGTGGGGGCAGTCATTTACAGAAGAACGTCTTGGAATAGATCAGACGACTCGGCATCGTTGTGGACATCGACTTCGCGAATATCGTCTGCAAACAATCGTAGGTTGATACTCATATCTCCGATACAAAAACAATTCATTTCCACACCTGACCCCTGCTTCCATTCGTGAAAATCTTGCAGTAGGTCTTCGCTCACATTGTCATGACCATCTGTGATGAGCAGGATGTCAGCGCGTGAGGCGGGATCCAAGTTCTCCATCGCGTAACTCAGTACAGCACTGAATGACGTGCCTCCATCACAAGACCATGAGAGACAGAAGTTGAGCAGCTCCTCTTTGTCTGCTGTGGCCGGATCAAAGGTGAAGTGCTTTTTGATTCGCGTGTCGAAAAGGGCCAGGTGCACAGGACGCTTTTGTTTGATTGCCTCTTCCGCAATGACTAAAGACATTGCCTTGCTCCACAGTTCCGAATCTCCCTGCATTGATCCGGAGATGTCGACGAACATCATGATTGGTCCTTTGTCCAAGTTCTTGACTTGAGCTTCGTAGTCTTTGCAAAGGATGGTCTTCTGGTTGTACTTCATCGCAAAGAGAGCTTTGCCCTCAGGCGTGGCAGCTAGTGCCAGCTCAGTGGGGAACGCTTGCGATACTGAGTCTGAAAACTTGACACCAACGATGTCGGAATAGTCAGCCTTACCTTTCCTTGCTCGCTTGCGTTGGTTCCAGGTGCGACGGAGGGCACCAAGTCGATTGGCAAGAGCTAAAAGCTTCTTGTTGTTGCGTAAACGATTAGCGAGCTGCTGCTTTGCTTCAACGCTTTGGCGGTTGTGGTCGCCTGCTTGATCGCCAGCTAGCTGACTCATCGCCTTGTTGATTTGTTGAGCTTCATCTGCAGCTTTGTCGACAGCCTCCTGAATCTCAGGACGCATCTGCTCCCTCATCTTATTGTGATACTCCTCGATATTTTTTCCTAGTTGTTTACCCTTCTCTCTGACTTCTTTCGCTTTCTGGAAGTCTCCTTGCTTTTTCGCCTCCACGAACTGTCTACGCAATTCGTTCAGTTCATCTACTGCTTCTCCCAACGCTGTGGGATCTAGCTCTCTGTTGTTGATCGATTGATCGATCACTTCAGAAAGTTTGTTGAGAATGCTGATTGCGTTGTTGCCGGAGTTGAACTGGTTGCCGTAGCAAATGGGTCCAACCATCCCCCAGCCAGGAGAGTTCATCACGTCCTGCAAGAGACCAATCCAGAAGGCATTCTCTGGTTTGTAATTAGCAGGAGCTTCAAGTTCTTCTCCGTTTTGAGTAGCTCGAAAGTAATCTTCAGCATCTTGCAGTGAGATAACTGGGCTGAGATTTTCTGCTTGGTACAAAGCTTCGAACAACTCCTTTCCAAACCGACTGAGCTTGCGGATGTCGTAGTGAGAAGTCAGGTACTTAACGCGAGGAGCTGAATCCCTTACGTAGTCTGACCAAAGAAAGTCAGTCAGAGCAGAGACTTTGAGCACCATTGGCTCGTTGTCACTGAGGTGAATGAACTCAGATTTAAAAGAATTAGTCATGTCAATTAGTTGTGAAACGAGTCAGTGATTTGGCAATGGTCTTCATGTCGCTGTCGTTCTGAGTGTGCTGCTTCATCATTTTGAGTCGCACTTCTTCAGTGATTTTCAGTTCGTCATCGTCCATTGCTTCAGTAAGACGTTTTTGAATGGTTGTCAGATCACTCAGACACTTGCTCATGTTGCGAGCCACGTCCATGTGCATTTTCGTATCGCTGATCGTCCTGGCTTTAGCGTCCCAGCTATAGAACTCATGCATGATGCTGTTTGCAGCATGCTGATTCTCTTTAACGAAACGACTGCCAGTGACAATGGCTGCATCCAACTGCTCACGAATAATCTCTTTGTCCTCGTCGCTTTGGTAAAGGATGTGAGGAAGAGTCTCCAGCAAGATATGGGGATGCAGTTCACTCTCCCCTTTGACAACTGCATAGCCACGCAGGAACTGAATGATTTGTACGCGACGACGGTCGGAGATGTAGATGCCACTGACTTCGAGTCTCTCCATCACATCGCCAAACAATCCAGCAAACTTTGTTGTCGGTGCGATGGCTGCTGCTTGTTCCTGCAGCTCAACAAGATCTTTCTGAGTTAGCTTTGACACGATCTCTGGGCGTGGCTCAATACCCAGCGACCACATGTCCAACTTCCTTTTGCTGACTGGTTTCTGAAGCAGATCAACTGTAGGTCTGAACAGGAAACGATCCAGAAAAGCTTGAAGACTTTCTTCAGTTGGGAACGAGTTAGTAGCTGCAACGATGCTGTTGATTGGTGTCTTAACAACCTCTTTGCCGTTGTTAAAGGTGCGCTCGTTGAGGATTGTCAGCAGGCTGTTGAGCACAGCAGACGATCCTCTGAACAGCTCATCAAGAAACGCGATGTTTGCTGAAGGTAGGTAACCCTCAGTGTCTCTTGTGTACTCGTCCTTGAGTAGTTTGCTCACAGCCACAGGGCCAAACAATTCTGACGGATCAGTAGTAGGGCTCAACAAGTAGCCAAAGTAATCAGTTCCTTTGAAGCCATTGCTGATTGCTCTGACTAGCTCTGACTTACCTGTGCCAGGAACACCGAACAAGAAAGCATTTTGCTTGGTGATTAACGAAGCAAGAAGTCCGTCGATGATTGTTTCTCGCTCCAGAAACCTGCTGTTGAGCTGAGCGCGGAAGTCCTGGAAGTCTTTGAAGAGTTGGGTGTTCATGAGAATAAACTGAGAAGTAGTTTAATGAATGAGAAACGGGGGCGACGGTAAGGTCCGTCAATAGTCTTTGCTGCTCGTAACCAGAGGTAAGTGTTAGAAGTCACAGTCTTCTTCTGATTGAGTTTTAATTTCTTCAATAGTCTCAAGCTCCTTGTCCACACTAACATGCTTTGCTGCAATGAACTCCCTTTGTCTTTGAGCTGCCTGGTTAATTGCCTTGACTCTTTGATTACTACAGAGAGTGAAAGTCTCAGCTTGCAAGAGAATTTCTTCTAATTGTTGTTCTGTATCGCAATGTTTCATGCCAGACAAAATGTTTTGATACTCACTGGTGACAGAGAGTGAAGTTTGCAGAGCTTGCATTCCCTCAGTTGACTCAGATCTTCCAATGATTGTTGTTAGCTCTGTTCTCAACTCTTCTCGTAAACGATTGAAGGATGTGAATGCTTCGCTGCGTTCGTGAGCACTCAGTTTGCTGTTCTTCATCCTGCGTCCTTGGTTCAGGATGCTGTGAGTGATTTCTTTTACAAGGTCCAAGCCAGGCACGTGGTCAGCAATAACTGCCAGTTCTTCTGCTGCTACCTCCCATGACCCACGTCGATCGGAGTTGCCACCAGTCTGACGATCGCCCACATTGGTGTTGTTGCGAATGTCTAGGTCGTCAATGAATACTGCAAATCGTTTGAGAGCTTTGTCCTTTGCACTCTTTTGAGCAGCGGTGTACACAGCCTGAGTGTTGCAGGCTGCTTCGTACGCCATCTGCTCCTGAAGGGTGTCACCAGGAGACGAAGCCACATCTAAAGACACGGGGTGAGGACCAACGACATGGATCTCAATTGCTTTAGCGAATGCTTCTTTCTCAGGGAAAACATTCATGTAGGCAGCTTTAACAAGCTCCTGTGATTCAGGGTCAGCAAACAAAGGTTCAATGGTTTTGTTCACCATCTTTTCCCAACGTCGCATTTCTGTGTACCACTCAACTGCCAGTGCTTCGTTCATGGCGTTAAGACGGCTGCGCATGCCTCTGATCTGAGCCATGGCATCAGTGAAGTGATGAGCCATTAAGAAATGGGTCTCACCGTGGCTAATGCAGTGATCTAGATAGATCTTGCTTTGCTCCAGGCGCAGCTCGCTCAAGAACTCCTTGAGCAAGTTTGATAGGTTCGGTCTGATGCTGACAGCACCATGCTCTTCCAAAGTCTCAACAGTTTGGTGAGGTAACTGCAGATCCTTCATCTTGAATTGAATTGTCTGGCGGACGTTGCTAGCAACTGTGACGCTCAGCAGAAACACATCGTTGTTCATCAGTCAATCTCCGTAGGAATAACAAGCTTGGCAATCTTGCGGAGCGCCAGTCCAAACGACTTGACGCAGCGCGTGGCTTTGCCTGTGACCACGAGCTTCTCCTCCTCGTTCTTCAAGTCAAGCTTTGCTTTCTTGAGTTCTAACTCGTATCGAGCGATGCGTTCTTTAGCCAAAGTCATTGCCTTTGGCTCAAGGACATCAGGATTTAGAACCAGAGCATACTTGGGCTGAAGAACAATGTTTAGTCCTTGTTCAGGGTATTTGAAGGCCGAGTTGTCTCCTTTGTAATCGTCGAGACTCACTTCGCCCTCGATCACTGACTCATCGTTCAGGACTTCGAGCAGCTCCTCCTTAGCTTCGTCTAAAGCGTTCGCGAAAGGCTCGGACGAGTCGATGATTTCCTGTAGCTCACAGAAGCAGTCAGCTACTGCCTGTCCTCGCCGTCTGATCTGGGTGTGCCTAGTCATTTGATCTCCGAAATGGTGTGTGCCTCAGTTGAGGCGTGTATAAATCCTAGAGCCACAAGAGCATGGCGTCAAGGGTTGGTCAAGATAAAACTCCTGACTCATGGGTCTCACTGGAAACTACAGTGCGTCCCGAAGTCCAGAAGGGTATTCTTAAAAACTTCTATAACAAAGAGAAACTTGACAAATTGTCGCGCAATCTACACTTTGTATAAAGCTCAAATAGTTAATAAACTGCTGAACTCTTTACACAGCACAAAGGCTGCGCCATTCTGTCAAGAAATCTCGCGTTGAAAAGAGTTAGGGGAATACCCAATTGGATTTCGGTATCACTATGTGATCACTACAGCCAGCCTTTGGTGGCAGTAACGGTGGGGTCGTTGTTGTACCTGCCTGTCTCTCGGTAGGTTTTGGTGGGTGGTGCTTGCATGCGAGTCCATACAATTTGCCCAATCCTCATGCCAGGCCACATTGGAATCGGTGCCATCTGACGAGCGTTCTTAAGTTCCAGGGTCAGGACAGAATTCCAAAAACCTGGATCTATATAGCCAGCCATCAGATGCTCAAAGCCTGAACGTGCAGTTGATGACTTGAGTGCGAACTGTCCTGCTACGTTCGACGGAACTTTGAATGTTTCTAAGGTGTGGGCAAGTACAAACTCACCTGGATACAGATAAAAAGGTGACTCTCGACTGAATTTCTCAATCGAGAGTTTCCTCATCTGCTCATGCTCTTCTTGCTCCACCATCAACTCGTTACCTAATCGAACATCAAGTGATGCTGGATTAACTAACTCTGGATCGTATGGACTGATCATTCCTGCATTACACAGAATTTGAATCTGATGATCAGGAAGAATAGACACAGAAGATTGAACTCAGTCGCTGTCAATATAGCGGCGTGGGTTGCATAGATCCACAGGGTTAATTGAGAAGCTCTAAGTAGAACTCCCACCCTTTCTGAGCCATGTGAATCTTCTTGCGTTGGTTGCTGATAACTTCCAATGTGATGAACTCCATGTTGACCAGTCGTTGAAGAATTTTGTTGTGAGTGTGACGTTCCATTTGAAAAGTAGAAGCCACATCTTTGCTACTAACGTCTGATCCCTTGCAGTTGCAGATGAACAGGAAGTATTTGAGCTGGTTCAGCGTTGCGTGGGCATCAGCGTCCTGAAACATCTCCAGCGCCATCAAGTCCAGAAGTTTGTTGTTTGGGGATTTCATTGAGATCCTTTAGCGGGGTGATTTTGTTGATGAAGGCGCACTCAAACTGGACTTCAGGATGCCAAGTACCATCGATGGGTGTGAAGGGTACGTAGTTATCGCGAGCCCATTGACGATACTCGTTCTGTTCTGCTGTTGTAAGGTCTTTGTAGTGCTTCATTCCGCTTTAGAAAAACGAATGTTCAATGTTGCTGTGGTCATAACGTCTAGAAACTCCAGGCCGTTACAGAGGTTGGTGTCGTTTGTTGTTTGGAAGTTGTTGGTTTGCTGTGAGTTTTGGAGCGATGTTCGTTTGTGAGTGATGTCCTGAGACAGTTGCAGAAGCTGCGTGGAATCCATGCCGTTGAGCACGAAGTCAACCACAGCTATTAACTGATCTCTGGTGAGTTCTTTCTTCACTTCTTTAACCTCATTTGAATGATGTTCTTGTAGTGATCGTCGAACTGACCTTTGATTCTGTCGAGTTGTTGATGTCTGAGTAGGGCTCCTTTGCTGTGTTCGTAGTCTGTTTTAAGTGAGCGGGTCAAACAGTTTGAGCTGGAGCTTGAGATTGCATCACGAACTTCAAGATAGTCTGACTCACTCAAGGTGATGCAGATCTGCGGTTCTTTGTTGAAAGGCATGAGTTAATCAGGCGAGGGATTTAATAGTTGCGGTGCGTGAACCATCGGTGAGTTTGATGTCTGCCTCATGAGCAAGTTCATCGATTGGATCACCGTCCTCGATGGCTTGTTGAATCTCTTTGGCTTCGTCTTCATCAGAACAGATGATGTAGCCGTGCTCGATGTCTGTGAAGTAAACGCGGTGCTGTGCCATGGGTCAGTCAGGTGTGGCGAGTAGTTGAACAAGCGTGTCGATTTGTTCATACATGCTTGAGTAGTCAAGCCGTTTGCAAATCTTATGTGATAGATCTCTGGCTTTCTCAGTAGTGAGATCTGTGTTATCGAGTAGGTAACCGTAGATGTCTGTTTCAGTCATGGGTCAGTCCTCTAGATCTTGGAGAAGGTTTGTAGCTTTCTGGAAACCATCAAGGAACTCCTGAGATGTTCCTTCGCTCTTGAGTATGCTCATATACTCAATAGCCTTTGCTGTCCAATTCTGTTTGTCTCTGTCAGGCTGGTTTGCTTCCATGATTAGAAGTGCAAACAGTCTGAGCTGTGTGTCTGTTGGGATTCTGTAGGCCATAGTTGCAATGTTGTTGTTAGTGACTATAGTGTAGCCTCTTGAGCTACGTGTGATGACAAACGTTAGGCATGGTCAAAAGAGTGAAAAAAGAAGTGAGGCTCATAGAGGTGAGAGAAACCACAGAGCAAAGCTCAAAGAGTCTGACATCAAATCAATCTTTGAACTTAGAAAGAAAGGATACAAACAGCGTGAGATTGCTGAAGTGTTTGGTGTTGGTCAAGATGTCATTTCTAAGGTGTTGCTTAGAAAGCTATGGAAGCATGTAGAGATTGACTAGAACTGACGAACGTACCAGCCAAGGATAACGTCAATGGTATGAATGCCCTGCATCCCTAGAACCATCTGAGCAGCGTGGTCAACGTCAGTGATCTCAGGCCAGTTGTTTGAGATGTAGTCTGTGATTTGATCGAGAGTCATGATTTAAATTCCCGGATAACTTCTAGTGTTTGAGTAGCAGATGGGATGGTGTGCTTCATTCGACACCATTTCTCACAAGCTTCAGGTCGATCGAGAGCGAAGATAGTTTGAGTGTGTTTTGATTCGATACCTTCAAATGTTTGTGTGTAGTGAAAGTCGAAGCGTTTCTGTTTGGTCATGACTTAGAAAGCGAAAGGTAAACTGCAGAAGGAATGATGCTGATCCAGATTAGTGGTGCCCAAGCAACACCAACCAGCAGCAATGTGATGCCGAGAGGATAAGCTCCCACACCGATAGTGAGAGCTGTCAGTTGTTTAAGTTCTTTACTAGTCATGCAATACAGAATGATTTGATTTGTTCCTGAGTCATTCCTGGGACACGCTTAAGTCTGAGTCCAACGACGTGCGTGGTGTCAGAAGGATCAAGGAATCGACAGTCAGATACATCGCCATCGATAACCTTGAATGTTTGGCTGGCAATGGTGACAGTCTCAGGTAAAGGCTGCGACTTCTTAACGTTGAATGCACAAGCAAGGTTCTTGCCGTGATCAAGTGCAGACCTGAACACATCAGCAGATGATCCTGAGGAATATGTCAGGTGATAATTGAGATGATCACACAATTGGATGTTACGATCAGGGCGCTTAGTGTAATCGTAGAACTGATAAATAGGAGCGTTAGCATTACACGCAGTCATGATGTTTGGATAGTGTCCAGGAGCTATATACTTGTTGTACTTCTCCCAAATATACTCACTGACTTCATGTGTCAGATCAAAGGACTCAAGCTCCCAGCGATTGTCACTCGTTCCATTTAGTCTCGCTGCTAACTGTTCAAGGTCAGGATTATCTACAACATTCAACAGCTCGTGGTAGTAGTTATCAATCAGCTCGATTAGTAACAGCTCCATGAACGCATTGCGATCATCGCAAAAGAAGTCTGTCCGATTCTTTCTAGCGTTTAGTTTGCCTCTCAAGTGCATAGGATTCCCAGACTTATTAAGACAGATACTTGCACAAGTAGCAGCAAAAGGACATGTCCCTCGGTACTTAGGAAGCAAGTGCATAACAACAGTCGGAATGTTGAATTCCTTGTTGTTCTTCATCACCTTGGGATTGGTCTTAGTCAGAAGACTGTTGACACTATGAGCTTGTTTGGCTGCACGAATGTGAGCCGGAAGGATGACGCGTTTCATGTTGTTAATGATGTTGTTGTTAATAGGTAAGAATTAGGATCCAGGTAGTGCTCTCATGGATGAATTGTTCATCTGTCTAGAGAGTGACACTGATCGACCTGCATCTCTGCCACACATTGCACCTGAACCATGAGCACGTACTGAAGTCGATTTACCGAGGCGTGGGTAAGTTTGGTGCATCAACTTAGAACTGTTTGCTTGCTCCTTGTTACCACGAGAGACAGCAACTAATGCAGGACCGTGTTGCGTTCTCTCTGCTAGTTTCTCCTTCTCTCGTTTCATCTCATTGATTCGACTACGTACGGCAGTCGCATATGCTTTCTGAAAGTTTCGTTCATAACCTCGGTCAAACTTAAAAGGATCATTCTCTAGCTTCGCTTTCTTGCTGGCTTTCTTCATAGTTTCTAGAAGGTATTCGTAATACAATTCGATCTCTATTTGTCTGCCTTGTGATGCAAACACCTCACAGCAATTAGCTCGCTTTTCATCGCTCCAAGTTAATACCAAGTCACCATTAAAGTGTTCAACAACAGCAGTGAGTAGGTTCACTTCTGCCATGTTTCTACGTCGTCCCTGATATAATGTTTCCCATCTAATTGTCTTGTTGTCAGGATTATCACAGTCAGGATCAATTGCATCCTGAGTTAATCCATGCTCTGCGCATAGTTTGTGAACCATATCAGCAGCATTTGCTGCCTCGTTTGCGTTGGTTGATGCAGCGAGTCGCAAAAGCTTGGCAATCTTCTGCTTAATCTGATCGATCGAAGGAGTTTGCATGATCTTAATCGTGTGTGTGGTTGTTGTTAGTTAAGGGACTTAGTCCCAGTAGTTTCCTAGGTTGAATTCTGCACGTTGCTTGGCCTCAATAATCTCAGCAACTTGCAACCGCATAGCTTTAGGGAACGTGTTGCGCAGTCCTTGAGTCATTGAGCAGTTCTCCATGAGATAAGTCTTGGCAGCGGGTAACACTAACTGGCGCTCGATGTAGCCAATAGCTCTCTCCATGTCGTAGATGCCTTGCTTGTGTTTCTTGCTTAGTACTTTGTAGACAGTGTTAACACGTTCACCGCAGTCATTCTCTGCAATGAGTTCTAGTTCAGTCAGCGCGTGGTTGTCAAACATGATTAGTCCTCTGAAAGTTCGTGTTGAATAGAAGGATCAGCCCACAGTGTGCGGGCTTCTGGCTTAGTTGTTGTTGTCATGATGCATACCTTCCGACAACTACATCAGACTCACAACCACCCTGAACTAATTTGATAACAATTCCAGAGAATGCAGTCTGCGAAGCAACAGCGTCCCAGCCAGAAATTGAGTCAGTTACAAAGAACTCGTCGAGAGAATACACCTGACCTTTGTATCTGAAGTAAGATCCACCACACACATCAGCAGTATCAGTGTATGCAAACTGACATTTCTCTGATGTTGTTAACTCCTGCCACACAAGTAACTCGCGTGGCTGATTGTTGGTCTTGATGAACATTGAAAAGCTCCGATAAATGAATGAAACTGGACTGAGTCAGCGCAACATTGAAGGATTGCGATCTGCTGCACTCAGTGATGGATCAGGCTGTAGATCATCAACCTGCTCTAAAAATGTATACGTTGCACAAGTGCAAGGAAGTACACCATAGTTCTGTGCATCGTGATACTTCAAGAAGAATGTTTCAGGGCTGACTTCAACAGCGTCACCTAATCCTGTGTCTTCAATGAACTTATCAATCCCAGCAATTTGCTCGTCTCCGTCTTCGTAAAGATCGAAAGATGTTGCATCGCCGTTGATCAAGTAGCTTGCCCAGTCTGCTGGGAGATCGAATTGATGCTGAATAAATCGGATTGACATAAAAGTCTCCTGAATTAGTTGGCAATTGATGGAGAGAATCCATCAGGCAAGGCAGCTCATAACTGCCCTGCAAGGTGGAATCATGCCATGATCATAAATGATCACGACGAAATAGATGCAAAAACTAACAGTTGACTCGCTAGTTTCTACGTGCGTCCGCTACAACCTTGTGAGATTAAAAGCGAACAAAAAAGATTTGCAGGCATTGAGCGCATTGAGCACACTATGCCTGTGTGATAGGTCTTGAGTTTGTTACTTATTGGCCCGTCATTTGAGTTGACACACTCCCCCCAATTCCTGTTGGGTTTCACCGGTCATGGATTGGAGAGCTGACAGACTGTCTGCGAATATTGATAAGAGAAACGATGCCCTAACCCGACGTGACTGACCCATCCCGGTGGATCCCCCTTGCGCGTGGCGGCATTACGTTCCCGCTTAGCTAGTTGGAGTTTATCGACTCGCCCCGTTAAGGGTCTGTCTCCAACTGTTCTAGCCGCTTACCGGGACTGACTGCCTGCGTCGCTGCGAGGTTGCCGGGTAAGGGTTGCTTTATGTCGTCTGTCGTTGGGTCTGTCTGCCGTTGGTTGTTAGTGGTGGTGGAGGCCGCTGCCTCTCGGTTGAACATAGTATTGCTCAGATTGGAGCCTAGTGATACCCATCTTGTGCCAGTGCTGGAACTGATTGTATTGCTTGACAACCACGGTGATCAATGGTACGGACCCTAAAGACTATGCGGTTCATGTTATTCAGTATCATACAATGAGCAGGATAAATGTTAATGTAACAAAACTTAACATGTGAT